TCATTTATTAGTAGACCAAACTATTTCAGTGCCTATCCAGTATTTACGACCCTTTAATACTTTTTCCCCTTGATGCCATAAATCTATTTTGAATAAAATAGCGGTGCCTTTTTTAGGGATTACCACAACTTTTTTTTCAAAATTTTGATTATAAAAAGTGGTTTCTCCACCAGTATAATCATTGTTTAAATATATTAATAATGTTTGATAACTTATTTCATCAGGTAAAAAATGAGAACCAGTATCAGTGTGAAGATTAAAATTACCATCTGGATTATATTTTGCCATGAAAACATAATTACATGCTTTAATGGGTTTCCGGTTCATATCACTTTTATCAACAATATTAATATTTTCAACTTTTTTATAAAATGTTTGACTTAATTCTGAATTTTCTAGTTTAGCATTAAAGAAATTAGTTTGATTATTAAAGGCTTTTTTAATTTGTGATTCAGATTGATTTTTAACATATTCTAAATATGTCTCAATTTCAGTTTCATTCAGAAAATTATCAATAACATACAAATCATTTTCTCTATTGTCAATCATATATTTTGTATAGATCATATCAAATTAATTTAAGATTACATATCGAATACTTAAATTAACTTTAACAAAACTTATGGAATTTCAAAAAAAAACTAATGAGAATATCACTCATATTAAGGATACACCTAGAAAATTATTAGGAGGTATGTATAATATGAGTACATATGGGATGGCAGATACATTTGGACATACCGGGAATATAACTCCTACACAGGATTTAAGTAATTTAATTGAAAGTATAATACAAGAAGATAGAGAAAAATTAAATCTTGCAGATTGTTTTTGGAAATATGGATGGCATCAGGAGACAGTTGATATTAATGAATCAGGTAGCAATTGTAGGAGGGTATATAAATTTGATAGAGAACAAGATTTAGTTCAAAATCTTATTTTAGTTTTTGATTCTGAACAATTGTTATGCGATGTTAATTTTGATGTTCATACAAATGATGATATTTACAAAATAATAAAAAATATTGAAATACATATGGGAGGACAACGTATTGAAAATATACACGGACATACTATTAAATTCATGCAACAGTTATATAAAATGGATTATTATTTTGAGAAAAATAATAAAACCTTGAGAACTGGAACAGGTAAAATATATGTTCCTATACCATTTGATTGTTGTGTTAATCAACCTATTAGATTAGCTAGTTTAAAACAGCATGATGTTGAGTTGTGCATTAGATTTAAGGATTTTGGGTTTAATCCAAAATTTAATTTGCAGTTAAAATATGATTCTATATTTGTGAGTTCCCGAATGCGTAAAGAATTAAGTCAGAGAGCTTTTGAGTATATAGTTAAACAAGTTCAATTTACAGGAGATGAACTTCTAAATAATAATACGACCATTCAGACATATAGGTTGGGATTTAATCACCCTTCAATAGGTCTTTTATTATATTTAACAGATATGGAAGGTAATTTAATAAAAGATGAAAATATTTTTGAGGATATTGTGATATGTGAAGGAGATATGAAATTGTTTCAAGGGGATTCTGATTATATGAGATATGATGGTTTAATGCATCTGGGGTGTTATGATAGTATAAATAATGATAAATGGGATGGTTTTTATTGGATGCCATTTACTAGAAAAGAAGATTTAAGACATGATAGTAGTTTTAGAAGTTATTCCGCATTTAATTTTTCTGTTCCAAATAATGCTAATGTTAAAGTTAAATTGAATGCAAATTTTGTTAAAAAGAGTGATAAAGATAATAACGCTTATATAATTCATATAAGCACTGTTAATTATCATCTTTCAAGAATTATGAATGGTATGATTGGGTTGGCTATGAGTAAATGAATATGAAGCGGTAAGATTTATTTATTTTTTTGTTTTTATAATATAGTAATAGTATATGTCATTGGAAAAAATGTTATATACAGATGATGATGTTGATGATGTGGAGTTATCAATAATTTTTAATGAGAAGAGCTGGCGTATTGGAGATGCATGTAAAAATCGTGAATTAAAAAAGAAAAATAATAGACGTGAGAGAAGGGGGTTTAATAGAAACGGATATTCTCCAGATTGGACAATACCTAAAAGAATTGGAAATAAGATAAAAAGAGAATCAGATAAAGCCAGTTGTTTACCAAAATTTTATGATTGGGATGTTAATAATTGTAAGGATATTAAATATAAACTAAAAGGGTTAAGTTATCCTTCTAGTTGCAGATAACTATTTATAGTTGTTGATGTTTACTTTCCCAAAATTCACTAGCATTAGTTTTGTTCATGTATCCATAACCACATCGTTCTAAATAATCTACATCTCTGACTATTAATCTAGTATTACTACCACCTCTGATCCATCCATCTTGAACATGTTCAGGGATAATGTGGGAGGGATCTTGGACATTTTCTCTAAGATGATCAATTAAGGGGGTGAAATAGTTATCAATGGTAATTCCAGAAAGGGTATTACATTGACGTCTTTCTTTGGTTTGTTCCCCAGGTAATAATTGAGTTTCAACAACTTGATCACCAGATCCTCTAGCCATCATTGGAACAGTTAAATAGGGTCGTTCGAATAGTTGATTACGACATTTAGGATATCTTTTAGTTTTACCGAAACGAAGAGAAGAACTTTCTTCAACAACACAACCAGCTACACCATAACCATTTTTAAAATATGTTTGAGGTGTATTTGTTGCTACTTCAACTACATCTGGGATACGACAATCACAATGATAATGATTACTAACTTGATATTTTCCTGGAGCCATACTTTGTTTAGCTTGTTCAGTTGCATAACAGCTATCATCATGAGTTTTAGTAAAATCTCTAAAATTTAGTTTTTGTTTCCCATCAAAATTAACACAATTTCTTTGAGCTTGTATATCTTTATTAGGTTCAGAAACAATTAATTGATTAGAACTCATTCTATTTATAATCATTAAAAGATATTTTTTTTAATATTTTAACATTTATAGAAATCACATTAAAAATATTAAAAAAAAGAACAATTAAGAATCAAAATATTTTTTACTTTTATGATTTTTACCATCAACACTAAATTCTAACACTTCACCTAAACTTTGTCTTTCAGGTGGTTCTTCTTCACAATCATCTTCCAAGCTATGTTCATATTGTTGTCTTTCAAAAACATACGAAAGATAATCCTTATGACCTTTAGTTTTTTCTTCTTCTTTTACACCTATTTTAGCTTTACAATATTTATGTTTTTCATGATACTCAATTAAAACACTTTTATTTTCTGAATCCCATTCTAAAAGATTAACATGACATCCAAAATATGGATTATAACAATCTAATTCCCAATCAATTAATACTAGATGATCTTTGACATATTTAAGGTAATAATGAACATAAGTATAATCAGGATCATTATTCATTTCATGTAATACATAAACATACTCATTATTATTTATTTTTCTAACAAAAGTAATATCATATGTAAAAAAATCATTATTAACATATTTAGGTGCTTCGATAACATTAAAATCATTAACATTGAGACTTGGATCATTTTCAAAACATTTTTGACAATAATTTATTCTTTTATACATATGCCAACAACCATCTGAGTTTTCACTTTTAGATTGATATAGTCGTCCTTTGATGTTTTCTTCAGAACATTTGATACATTTAACAAATAAATGGGTTTTATCATGATTAAGCTTTCCTTTGACTAAATCATTTTCTCCTATATTAAGATAATTAAGTAATTCTTTAATATCATCTGTTTTTGAATTTTCTATATTAACAGGTTGATTATAAAAATAACTTGTAATAGGGATTCCTCCACCAACCTTATAACATGCATTATTTAACATTAAATTATTATTAAATCTCTGTTAATGTGATTAATATTAAGCTTATTTCCATCAAGCTCATTTCTATCAAGCTTATTTTCACCATTGAAGATTTAAAATGGGGAAGTTCAAAATAAAAAAATAAAATCACAATAACATCATAAAGTTAAAATGCCTAAACACGTAAAACTTGCAAAAATTACTAAACAAGATCAAGATAAACTAAAGACTGGTATTGAAAAATACTTTAAATTACACAACTATCAAACGTATTTTCCCGCAATGACTTTTTGGGAAGATTTTCAAAATAACTCTTACTCTCATCAACTTTTCACATTAGATTCAAAATATCAATTAGCTTCTTTAGAAAGACCTTCTGATAAAAAAGATTCTAATCTAGTTTTTCTAGGTTATTTGAAAAAAAAAGGGTCAAAAGATATTCAAAGTCAAAAACAAGAAATATATTTTAAGGTTAATCCTATACTTGAACCAGTTCAAACAATGATGAACAAATATCACCAACCTATGGGAGTCTCATTACCCAATGTTTTTGATTATATGACTAATAAAAAAATAAATAATCCCAATAATTTCAGTTATGTTGAAACCTTATTTTACTATTTATCTAGTCAATTAGTAGAAACTGGTAAATGTCCGGCATTTCCTTATTTTTATGGGTCATATATTGGTATCATGGAGTCATATCAGCAAAATATAACAGACGATTATCAATCTATTAAGAATTGTAGTTGGTTTAATGAAAATAAGGGAAAACTTTTCAATTTAGATAAATTATCCCTTGAAGAAAAATTAGCTAGAAAAATTAAAGTATTAGATAAAGTCGATTCACTTGAACAAAAAAAGAAAGACCATGCTGTTGGTGCCGTTGATCTCAATATTGAAGACTTAAGTCTAGAAAACCATCAAAATAATTCTGCTGTTAAAAAGCGTTTTAAAAATGATGATGTATCAACTAGCACTAGCTTTAAAGGATTTGAACTCAATAAAAAGAAATCTTCATCATCTAATAACCTAGAACTAGAAAATACTATTCAAAATAATTCTGGTGATGAATCTAGTGATGAATTAGATTTCGATGATGAATCTTGTGATGAATCTTGTTCTAGTGGTGATGAATCTTGTTCTGGGGATGAATCTGGTGAAGAATCTAATAATTTAGATGATGATTTAGAAAATGATTTAGAAAATGATTTAGAAAATGATTTAGAAAAAATAACGACTGCTAGTGATGTTTCAAGTATATCTGAGTTATGCGATGATATATTTGATGAGGAACTAGATGATTCGTATTATTATATTAAGTTTAAGGATTATCCGGTGCAGTTGATAGCGATGGAATCACTTAATCAGACGTTGGATGAGTTATTAAAAAACAATGAATTAACTGAGGTAGAATGGTTGGGTATTTTGTTTCAAATTTGCTTTGGTTTAGCGGTAGCACAAAAACACTTTAAATTTACTCATAATGATCTTCATTCAAGTAATATTATGTTCAAACCTAGTAAGATATCATATTTATATTATTTCTTCAAGGGTATTTATTATCGTATTCCTACATTTGGAAAAATAACTAAAATCATAGATTTTGCTAGGGCTGTTTTTACAGTTGATGGACACCAATTTTTCAGTGATGTTTTTAAACATGATGGTGATGCTGAAGGACAATATACATACCCTTATTATCCTAATACTGTTATTAAACATGCCCCAAATCCCAGTTTTGATTTGTGTTATTTGGCTATCACTATTAAGGAACATTTCCAAGTTGAATCACCAGTTTATTTATTATTAGAAAAGTGGATGACGGATAAATATGGTAATAATCTAGGATTTCATCAAATTAATTTTGATTTATATGTCAAAATAGCACATAATGTTAATAATGCAATTCCTAAAAACCAATTAAAAGACAGTTTATTTAGTCAATTTAGAATCCGTAAAGAAGATATTCCTAAAAATACCTATGTATATTACTTTTAATTACCTTTACTCATTTTAATATTTTTTTCTTTTAAAATTTATAAAACATATAAAAGATGTTTTCTAAACTATTTGGAAAAAAACTGACACCAGACAGTGTAGTTCTACCTCAACCTGTTCAATATCCAAACCCGGACGATTATTCAACAGATTTACCTAATTTACTAAATTTTATTCAAATAATGGGCAGTATATTTTTAAAAACGCTTGATGTAGACCTATATAAGAAACAGTTTCGAGATCTTCTTTTGAAAACTCAAGAGTATGAAACACTTAAAAAGCACCGACAAATTCTTTTGTTTAATGATGAAACATCGATGGATATCTATTATCTTATAAATAGTATTCAAAATGTTGCGAATCATTATTTCATAATGCACATCATTATTTATGGTGAAATGAGAAATAAGTTTCCAGAAGAATTTAATAAAAATGAGGATATTAATAGAGAGTATATTATTAATTTAATTGATAATCTAAAACCAGGAAAACCAACTGGTTTTGGCAAAGACCATGACACACCAGAGGTTGTTCTTGAAAACGTTAAAAGAGTCCTTAAAGAATTATTTAATTTAATGAATCCTAACAATCCAAGTAAGGTAGTGTATATTGATTTAACCTACTTAATACCATTGCTTTTAATTATTTTGCGGTATGAAGAAGATATTTTATATACTTTTAATAAAATTACATTAGCAAACACTTTCCCGTCTAGTGGTGAAAAAACAGTACCACCTGAATATGCGTTTTATTTTAGATTAATCGCTCATCATATTAAGTTGTTACGTGATACTATATTATATGGTAGACCGTATGAGGTTCTAGGTTCTTTCGGATTAAATAAAAGCTATTTCTCTTTTTCTCTAATTAATAATAGTATTAATCCTCATAATAAGAAAAATAACTCTCAATCAAAATTAAAATTAAAAGAAAGTCCCGCAGGCGGATACAGAAAAATATCCCATACTAAAAAAAATAAAAACTCACACAAATCAAAAAAAACCAGAAGAACTAAAAAAAATGGTAAAAAATCAAATACATATTAAATATCGAACTTAAATCTGTATCCTCAAACATACATTTATTTTCTTCTAGGAAATTAAAATGTCTAATACAAATAAAATTACTTTGAAGTTTCTTGACAATCCAACTAAGTTTCTTGACAATAAAACTGAAACATATTATATTTTTCAAGATATACAAACACCAGAGTCATTATATCAAATTGTCTCAAGCGTTAATCCAAATAGTGAGGATACAAATACTAATGAATTAAAATTAAAACAGTTGCATGTGACAGAGTCTGCGAATATAAATACAAAAATATTTACACCATCATTTTTTTCACAAAAAAAAACAGATCAAATTATGGTATATCCATGTGGTTTAACTAAGGTTTGTCAAAAACAAACACAATCAGATGCGCAACCTAAATTTAAAGCAACATTACAGTATTTAACAAAAAAAAATGTGGTAAATGGGTCGGATAAACAATTTATTTTTAAATGTATCGAAAGCAATACGATGGAGCAAGAGTTTAAAGAGGGTGAATTATATTTATTATTAAAGCGTCATAGCGGATCATTAACCGTTGATGAAGTATTTAATAATATGAATATGAAAAAAAACCTAAATAACATATTAATTTTTAGACAATTTGATACAATAGAACCTGTCTTCAGTGGGGTTTTTAAATCGCCTAAAGATTGTATAACAAAAAATGCAACCGACCTCCCTGCTGAAGACTGTTTAATCGAAATGGAAAAAACTGGTGTTTATACAACAACACTGCCTCATAATAATCCAACGGGTGGATATAAAAGGCTAACACATACTAAAAAAAATAAAAAATCAAAAAAAACAAGAAGAAGTAAAAAAAATGGTAAAAAATAGATTCATATTATATTTTCTTTTATAAAATTAATAAATGTCTCTAGAAGATTATAATCATGCTTCCATATTACAATTAACAAATCCCAATAAAACTCCAGAAGAAAGATACATATTTAAAAGTATTGGGAATAGATTTAATAAAAGTATTAAGGTTCAACCTCATGATGATTTTCCAGTAGGTAATGAGTATGAACTTGTTAAAGGTAAATTTCCTCTTGAAACATATCTTGATTTATATGGTGAAAGATATAAAGAAACTGATGCACATCATATTTTTAAAGATCTTTCAAATAATAAAGAGTATGCAGTAAGGCTTATTGGATACGATACCCATTGCACATCAAGTAATTTATCCAATAGATGCGAATTACAAATTATAACATGTAAAAACGATAAACCAAATGAATTAACAACAGAACTTATACAGTGTGATTATGGAATAAAATCAGGTGGATCTAGAAAAAAGAAATTTTCAAGAAACTCTAAAAAACATTCTAAAAAACATTCTAAAAAACATTCAAGAAAATCCAAAAAAAATAAATAAAAATGGTGGAATTAGATTTATAAGGAATACTAAAAAATTGAAGTATTATCCAATAGTTATATATAAATTAATAATAAAAATGGTTGAACCACTTCGTACAACTTTTAAGCTCTTGAACACATCAAAACCATTCTTGTTTGAAAGTAATGCGTCAATTAACAATGCTGTTTTTCCAGGAGGAACATCTTATAAATTAATGGATGGGGAATTGCCATTGGCAAATGTTTCAGATTCTAATCCAAATTCTAGTATGTATTATACATTTGAAAACATATCAACAAACAAGAGATATCGTGTTAAACTATTGAGTTGGCATCAACCCCGCTCTACATTTTTTCAAAAAAAAGCTGGAAAAATTGAGATTCAACTTGTGAAAGATGATGTTGAGGATGATACTGAGGATGATACTGAGGATGATACTGAGGATGATTTTAATTATACAAATTTTATAAAATATGTTGATTTTATGCAAACTATCCAAAAAGCATTTGAGAAATTTGAATTGAATGGTGATTTAAACCTACTTGATACACCAGTAGGTAAAGATATTAAGGGATTATATCAGATTATTCAAATGTCAGTGAATAGTTATATTTCTATGATGAATACAATTGTAATTGAAATCATGAAGACTGATAAGTATAAGGAGCTAAAAGCAAAGTTCCCAGGTAATACTGATGATAATGATCAACAGAAAGTTGGTGAACTAGCAAATTTGCCAAACTCAGTGTCATCATGTTATGAAGCTGAAAATGTTGCATCGTTTTTTAAGGGACTTATGGAATATCACCATAAAACCTATAATAATAATGAGTTTTATATACCAGAAACTTTTAAGTTTCATCTGCAATGCATTCGGGATAATACTTTTAATAATCTATATAATATAAAATATAGTATGCTAGTTATCAAAAACATATCTGGATCGTAAAATACGAACAGACTATTTTAAGTAAAATTTGTTATAATGATTAATTTATTGTGCCTTTACATGAAGTATTGGGTTGTAAAATGAGATATATATTTTTTTATATTTTATAATAAAAGTTCTGTTTCATGATAGATTATCTTATCAATAAAGTAAATAGAAACTAAAAAACATTAAAAAACATTAAGAGAAATGGCGGGTGGATTATTACAATTAGCCGGATATGGCAATCAAGACAATTATTTAACTGGATCACCTCAAATTACTTATTTTAAAGCGGTTTATAGACGATATACTAATTTTTCTATGGAAAATATAAGTCTTGAGTTTGATAAATCAGAATTATCCTTTGATCAATCTCAGATATTTAAAAGAAGATTGGATCGTAATGCTGATTTGGTATCTAATATTTATTTTACATTTACTTTACCTGAAATTCAATCACCATCTGGGCGACAATTTTATTGGGTGAAAAACATCGGGACAACTATTATTAAATCTGTAGCTGTTTTTATTCAAGGACGTAAAATAGATGAACACTATGGCGAATGGCTTCACATATGGCACGAATTAAACTTAGGAAAGGATCAAAAAGAGAATTACAATCATCTAACAGGAAATATTCCTGAAATTTATGCACCTGATTTAGCTGACGGTAATAATGGTATTTATCCAGATTCTATCATAGATGTAGATTTTATACCTTCTATAGAATCTAGAAGAATTTGGGTTCCCCTAATATTTTGGTTTAATCGTCATCCCGGTCTAGCTTTACCCTTAATAGCTCTCCAATATCATGAAGTAGAACTACAATTTGTCATGAGACCCATACAAGATTTATATACAATTATTGAAACAGATCCAACACAATCTAATTATGGATATCGTGTAAGACCTCAGGGAAGTATTCAAGAACATGGTATTCAAAACTTTTTAAATAATAGTTCATTGGCATCGTCTAATCTAGATGGCTCAAGATCTTTAATAAGTTTTGATATTAATCCTAGATTAGAAGTAAATTATATTTTTCTAGATACAGATGAAAGAAAAAGATTTGCTAATGTCAGTCATGAATATTTAATTGAAAGAATATTTAGAATTGAAAAAACTGGAATAGCTGGAGGTAGCACTCAATCCCTCGAACTAGATCTACATCATCCCACTAAAGAATTAGTATGGACAACTAAGAGAAGTGATACAACAGAACATAATGATTATTCTAATTTTACTGCATGGACTGATCAAATAAATCCGCCTTATAGTTTATCATATTATAATCCATATGGACCCACGAGAGAAATTACAAGTAATAATTATGTAAATTATAAAAATAAAGAAATATTAAATGAAGCCAAGATTTTATTAAATGGTTATGAAAGATTTTCTGAAAACTCAGAAACATATTTTGGAAAGGTTCAACCATATCAACATCATTTTCAATCCCCTCAGACGGGTGTCTATTGCTACTCATTTTCATTAGATAATTCCAATGATAAATCATATCAACCACAAGGTACTTGTAATATGTCCATGTATAATAATGTTGATCTATGGGTAAAAACGAATCCAATTGATTCTAGTGAAACATATACATATACTATAACTATATATGCTGTTCATTATAATATGTTAAGAATTATAAGTGGTATGGGGGATGTTGAATTTGCCCCTTAAAAAAAAATAAGTAAAAAAAATAGGTAATTTGAATAATTTTATTTATATTTAATTTTAGTTATTTTGGATATTGCTAGTTTGCTTTTGAAGAAGTTCTTCCATTTTTCTAATATGTTTTCCATTAAATTTACCATTAAGTTTAAAATTATTAATTGCTTTGTCCTTTTTCGTATTTCTACGTCCATATTCATCACGTGCCATATTTAGGTATGTTATATATTTATTTTAGAGATTATTCTAAATCAATTTTTAGAATACTAAATTAGGGTAAAAATGAAGTTTTTCTGAATCTCTTTCAGAAAAAGATCTTTATCTAAAGTAAAAGTAAAGTAAGTAAATATAAAAGTAAATATAAACGTAAATATATTATGGCTGAATTTGTATTTATAAGTGAAAAAGGTAAAACCTTCGTCAGTAATTTCTTAGAACTTTTTATTAAATTCGGGTTTCTAGTTTTACTCTTAACAATAAACTTTACAGCATTATCAATGGCTCTCATATGTAATAAAGATAATGGTTTTGGAACTAAACTATTCGCTTCATGTTATGCCTTCTTATTTGGTCCCATCTATATACTCGTAAATTATTATTCCTATCGAATCGGTGTTAAAAAATCACCTTGTTATTATCAAGGGGAAGTATTTCCTTTCTAAGTATCCATTAGTATCCGTTAGTATCCGTTAGTATCCATTAATTATATATAAAAATTGAAATATCTATTTATGGTAATATTTTAGGTTAATAATCTAGGGTATGTCAAACGAAATGAATATTGTTAATATTGCAGTTTTGGGTAGCACCAAAGGAACTGTTTTACAATATGTTATTGATCAAATAGAAAGTGGGGTATTGAAGGGTATTAATATTAAATTTGTTTTATCTAATGTTGAAAAAGCTGGTATATTAGATAAAGCTAGAAAACACAATTTAAAGGCTATTTATTTAACTGGAAAAGACAAAACTAGAGAGGAATATGATATCCAGGTTTCTCAACTTTTAGAAAATGATAATATTGATCTAGTATTATTAATTGGGTATATGAGATTAATGTCTGATTCTTTTGTAAAAAAATGGTTAAATAAGGTAGTTAATATTCATCCTAGTATTTTACCTGCTTTTGCGGGTCAAATGGATTTAAATGTGCATCAAGCTGTTATAGATCGTGGATGTAAATTAACTGGTGCATCTTTAATATTTATTGATGAAAATGCAGATACGGGACCCATTATATCTCAAAAATGTATTATGGTTGAACAAGATGATACAGCAGAAACACTTAAAATAAAAGTGCAAAGGTTAGAAGGAGAAATGCTTGTGGATTTTCTGTATAAATGGTATGAAAATAAAATTAAAGTTATAAATAATAAGGTTTTTATTGTAAATTAAATCTTTATTAAATGTAAAAGTATTTAAAGTATTTATTAAAATGAATGGAGTTGTAGCTATTTATATTTTTGGTGGATTTTTATTTTTATTCATTATTATTCACTATTACCGCCAATATACATCTAATGCCACTAAAGAACAAGATAAATTAACTAGGATTCAAACAGAATGTCCAGATTTTTGGGTTGTTGAAGAATCCAATAAATGCCGTAATACCCATAAACTTGGTAAATGTTTAACTAGAGATAATGGTGGATTAATGGATTTTAATACAGATTATTTTCAAAATAAAGATAGTGGAAATTATGCTAAATGTCGTTGGGCTAAAACATGTAATGTATCATGGGATGGTATTGATCATATATGTATTTAACCTAAAATAAAATTGAATATAAATTTTTTAATTTTTTAATTTTTTAATAATCTTCATCAAAATGAATCCATTGTATAAGTTAAATATCTTTTTGAATCAACATCGTGTTGAAAAAGGGCAATATGCAACTCATTTAGCATATCCTAATCCTGGAAAACATCGGGCAGGTAGATTTAACATTCCAGACAAAGACCTAGACGATTTTTATACTATTCTAACAGAATTAAAAGATACACCGGTATGTATAACTGAAATGCATTTACCTGATCGTAGTCCAGTTATAATAGATCTAGATTTCAAAAGAAAAACAACAATTATATCAGATGATCCTGTAAAATTATATTCGGATGAAGATATTAATACTTTTATGACTAGACTATATACCGTTATATCAAAATATGTTAATATTGTATCAAAGCAGAAATCTCTAGCATATATAATGGAAAAACCACCAAATAAACCTGATAGTAATGGTTTAATTAAAGGGGGTATTCACATTATGCTTCCGAATCTTTATTTGTCTTATAACATCTTGTATCTAATTAGAAATGATATCATTAATGATAAAGAAGTTATTGATATGTTTTATATGATGGATCTAGATAATTCAATTGAAAATATTTATGATAAATTGGTTATTGAAAAGAATGCTTGGATGCTATATAATAATTGTAAGCCTGGATCTAAACCATATCATATTTCTAGATCTTGTAAATTAGATAAATTTCGTGAAATAAATGATCATATATGTGTTAAATTCAAGTTAAATGACGAAAAAGTATATATGAATATTGTGTTAATTTCTAGTGGATTTATGAACAGTGCTGTTGAGGTTATTACTCGAAGATTATCGATCAGAAGGGATATTAAGGTGCCATCAAAGCTTAATATTAGTTTAGAGAAAGCTGAACAATTATTTCAAAAAATTAAACCTACTTTATCAGTTGGTGCAATACCCACAATTAAAAGAACATGTGATTTACAAAATGCTGAAGAAATTCTAGTATATGCAAAATGTATAGTTAAACATGGGTTATCATTTAGTAGAGCAGATGAATTTGAACTGTGGACAGATTTAGCTCTATGTTTAAGTTCGATACATCCGGAATTAAGAGATACTTTTATAGAATTTAGTAAATCAAGTTATAAATATGTTGATGAAGCCGATTGTGATAGAGTTTGGAATATTACCCCCAAAATGAACTATTTAGATGCTTTGGTAAAATTGACACAATGGCTTAAACTAGATAGTCTGGAATAAATCCATTGACATATTTTTAAAAAATATTTTATTAAATGTTAATTTTTTTGTAAATTTAAAATTTCAGTAAAGGGAAAATATGGATGTTTATTGAGAAAACTATATATGTGGTGATTAGTTCGTTTGCCTTGGAAAAAAAAATTGAATGAATATAAAATAAAAAAATAATTATTTTGTCAATTAAGATATAACTATGTCAAATAAATTAGCTTCTAGTAAAGACCAGGTAATCCAGACAAAATCTAAGATGACTTTGCAAGATTATCTTCAAAAGCATCGTATATCTCCTGAAGACAAAGATAAGGTGCGTCCAACGCATACGGCTTTACCCAATCCAGGTATAAGAGGAGGGGGGTCTTATAATATACCTGCTGAAAAGATGGCAGATTTTTTGGAAGCTTATTACACAGATGTATTTGTGAATAAACAATTATATCACATTACAGAGGCACATCATCCAGAGGTAAGTCCTATATTAATCGATCTTGATTTTCGTCAAAAGATCAATCAAAATCCTAATTTGGAAAAGTTATACAAAAAAGAGACTATTGAGACTTATCTAGAAAAATATTATAAAATATTACAACAATATGTTGATCCGAGTGTATTAAATCAGGATACTGCATTAGCTTTTGTGATGGAAAAGGATAAAGCGACTAAATTAAAGGAGGTTGTAAAGGATGGTGTTCATATTGTTTTTCCTAATTTGTGTCCTTCTTATAGAGTTCAGTTTTTAGCTAGATATGATATGGTGGAAGATGATGATATTAATGATCTTTTTAAAAATTTAAAAATGAGTAATGACGTGAGGGATATTATTGATTTAAGCGTTGTTAAAACTAACAACTGGTTTATGTATGGTTCTACTAAACCAGGATCTCCACCATATCAAATAACTAGGATTTATGATTTGAGTAGTGGAAAGTGTGTTGAGGTGGATTCATCCAAATACAAAATTAGCAAAAATCTTATTAAACTATTATCAATTAGTAATAAAATAGACATTGCGCCTATTAGGTTAGGTTGTGAAGAATCAATTAAAAATAAATATAATAATATACCTGAAAAAGATCGTGATCCAAATGATCGTAATGGTAATAAAAATGCTAATTCATCCAAAGGAAATACTAAACCAATTAAAGCCAGTGATAAAAAGATTAATTTGAATCAGATTGATGATGATGAATTAGCTGTATGCAAAGAACTAGCTACGAAATGTTTATGTTCCAGAAGAGCAACTGGATTCAATGAATGGATTCGTGTATGTTGGTGTTTGTCAAATATAGATCATCGTTTGAAGGATTCCTTTATAGAATTTAGTAAAAAAGCCTCTAAAGGAAAATTTGATTCTATAGGTTGTGAAAATGAATGGTCAAGATCTCAAAGTCGTATTAAAGAACGTAAGCTAGGTATCGGCACTCTTCATAAATGGGCTAGAGAAGATAATCCTACGGCATATAAAGAAATTTGCCGTATATCAACGGAACAAATTATGATTCGTTCATTGAATAAGAGTCATACTGATGTTGCTAGATACATTTATGAAAAATATAAGCATGAGTTCAAGTGTTCATCAATTACAAATCATCGTTGGTATCAATATCGTAATCATAGATGGGTTCTTAATGAAAAAGGTAATGCTTTAAAGAAAAAAATATCAGCAGAAGTATCTACTGATTATTCTGAATATGCTTCTTTATGTCATAAGAAATCATGTGAATATGAGGATACACCTGAGAAAGATAACTGGCAAAGAAAAGGGCATACAGCATCTGAAATTTGTTTAAGTTTAAAGAAACGGGCTTTTAAGAATCCTATTTTTGAGGAATGCCAAGAGTTATTCTTTGATGAGGAATTTGAAGAAGAACTAGATTCAAATGATAATTTATTACATTTTCTAAACGGTGTGTATGATTTAGATGAAGAGGAGTTTAGAGAAGGTTATCCTGAAGATAATGTATCATTAACAACTGGTATTAATTATCTAGAAACATTAGAAGCTGATGATTATCAGAAGATGACCAAAGTAGAGGAATTTCTTGAGTTGGTATTACCTGTTGAAAGGGTTCGCACTTATGTTCTTAATCTATTAGCAAGTTTCTTACATGGTGCTAATAAAGAACAAAAATTTCACATATGGACTGGTGTAGGTTCTAATGGTAAGTCTATGTTAATTGATCTATATAAAAAGACTGTTGGAGATTATTATGGTTCTATGTCAATTACGGCATTAACTCAAGGTCGTGGTGCTTCTGAAAATGCTTCGCCTGTTTTAGCTGAAACTAGAGGAAAACGTTTTATTTCATTGGACGAAGCTGAAACAAATGACGAAATTAAAGTCGGTTTTATGAAACAATTGACTGGTGGTGATGAAATAACCGCTCGTAAATTACATTGCTCACCTATCACTTTCCGCCCTAAGTTTAAATTAGTATTAACTTGTAATGAATTGCCATCTATTCCAGCTACTGATGAAGGAACATGGCGTCGTATTAGAGTTGTTAATTTTCCTTCTAAGTTTTGTGATAAACCTAATCCAAATATTCAATATCAATTTAAGGTTGATAGAACTTTACAAGGACGTATTCCAGAATGGACTGAGGTTTTTATGTATATGTTGATTAAATATTATCAAGAAAGTTATAAAAAGAATGGTATTGTTGAACCATCTGAGGTTACCAAAAATACAGAAGTCTTTAAATCTGATAGTGATCAATATAGTCTATTTGTATCTGAGAAATTACGTCCTGATCCTAATAGTTCTCTATCTTTAGATGAAATAAACGTAGTGTTCAAGGATTTTGTCAGAGAAAATAGTTTAGATACACGCAAATATGGTCGTAGGGAACTAGAAAAACATTTACAAATCATTTTGGGTAAAAGACCTGGTCGTCGTGGTGCCAAATGGAGTGGATGGAAAATTGCAACTGGTGAAGACGATGATGTTGGTGATGATGGAGACAATGAAATCGCACAAGAAGATGTTTAAAAAATTATTTAAGGTTTTGTAATAAGGTTTTATGAGTTTTATTTAATAATTTTTTCTTTACAAATGATAAGAGATAAAGTGAAAATGATTCAAGATTTACATCAAGTATTAATTTTGTTAATTTTAATTCATTTATGTTTGTGTTCATATTATTATATGTTATATAGGGATAATGCTAAAACTAGAGAAGAAGATCAATTAATCGAAGAACTTGAGAAAAAACTAAATGATCCAGAAGCTATCAAACAAATAGAATTTGAAAAAAATAAATTACCCCCAATTTGTCATGGATTTCATGATCAATTTACACCAAATAATAATCAATATTTAGGATGGAGGCATTTCTGGCTTAAAAATCAAGCAAAGAATAATGTAGAACCAGATACTAATTTTGAAGGCACACCGATAAGAAACTATTTGAACCAAATGCCCAACTTAATAAATGAAATAACACCAAAAGAACTTCAAATTAGATAATTTTTAGTAATTCCATAAAATTTTCTCATAATTAAATAAATGGCTGAACCAGAAGCAAAAAGACGCAAATATATACCATCTTTTGATAATGCTAATAACAATAAGATGAATATTAATATTAATAGTGAGCATATAGAATCATTTAGTAATGCTAGTGCTAGTCCACTCAGTAATGCTGGTGCCAGCAGTAATTCTGGTTATATTGATAAACGTAAAATTATTGATGAACAAAGTAAAATACTTAAAGATTTAAATATTTCATGTGATAAACAAAGTAAAATAAGTGAAGATTTAAATATTTTATATGATAAACAACGTAAAATACTTAAAGATTTAAATATTTTATATGGTATTGTAGGTCATTTTGATTTAACTGGGTCAACATCATTAATACTTTATGCTATAATGTATATCGAAGACGATAGTATTGAAAACATCAGTAGCAAATGTAATCTGATTGACTTAATTAATAAGTATACAGTAGGTGATTATGATATTGTTTTATGGGGATTAAATCCAGCATTAAAGTGCAACTATTTTAAAAAATTATTTGATGCTGGATTTAGAACACAATTTAAAAACACAGAGTTAAACCATGTATTTAAAGATGCATTACCAACATTTATTAGTTATTGTAAGAATGGTATAAAAATGATTAATGCAGATGGAAAGATCACTATAGATTTTATTGCACCTGATTCTAATAATTTTAAAAAAAAACAAACATATGAACAAGGAAATTTTATGTTTAAGATAAATGAAAATAAATATATAACTCTTAATAATTCAGCATTCAGTGAGTATACATGTAGTGGAAATACTAATCATGAATTAAAAAAATCCATATATACGATTGTGGAATCCTATCATCCAATATCACCTCCACTACCACCAAGAACACCTGGATCCCCTAGAACACCTGGATCCCCTAGAACACCTGGTTCCCCATCTGAAGCGAAGGATATATTCCCACTGTGTCGTGATATAGTTTTTAGAGGAGGGTCTAGAAATATCAAGAAAAAAACAAATAAAAAAAAGAGTAAAAAATCTTCTAAAAAATCTAAATCTAGAAAGATTACTAGAGTTAAATAATTTATTTTTATTTGTAGAGTTATAGAGTTAATTTATTCATATTTACAGTATTTTTTTCGGCATCTTTGAAAGTATTTATTCGCTTAATAGATTCTTCAACTCCTCCTAAAATTTCCAATGTTAATTCTTTGAAAACATCATCTGTTTCCATAAAGTATTTAATTTGTTTTTCCTGAACTATTAATGCATCCAACACTTTATCTAAACCATCTTTATCACTATACCCACTATCTCTATAAGTTATTATCGTTTTTGCTAGTGCTTGCGTTTCAGGTTGACATTGAAATGTTAATAAATAATCATTGTCATTCACTATTAAATCTATTAATTTTGAAATATCAGATGATGTAGTAGTATTCATATCTAGTTCTATTTAATGCTTATTTAATGTTTATTTAATGCTTATTTAATCCTTTTATTATACATTCAATTTTTATTTTATGATAACTAGAACAACTAGAAATTTTTACTTTTTGCCACCAGAAAGGATCTTAAAAACCGATTCACCATTTATATTATCATCCATATTTGTAAAAACTTGACAATTAAAAAATATATCAAATAAAAATTGATTTATACTTTATTTAATATATTATTTTTATTCCATAAATTTAAAAATATGTTTACACAAGAAATAAATAAACAATGTAAGTTAATTTATGGTGTTTTATCTACAACTATTAATGATATTGATATTGAGGATATATATATATTTACAGAAGAAGAATGGAATAAATTAAATATAATGAATAAAGTATTTAGAAAACACCAAATAGATTTAGAAGATATGACTGATGATTCGTATTCAAGATATTTTAATAAAACTAATCCACAATATGAAGAAAATAAAAAGTTTGAGAAGTATGTATATTTTATGGATAGAGAATTAACAACGCAATTTAATGTAAAATTTCGTGATTTAGCAATAAATTATGATTATAATTATTATGATAATATTTTTGTTATAAATACATTAAGAAAATGGTTTGTTGATAATTACAAAACAATTGATGAATATTATAATTATATTGTTAATAATAAATAAAAAATTGAATACACTTTTAACAAAAGTTTATAATGACAAGCATATTTACTCATCATAAATTTAAAAAAATTTTTATAATGAATATGATGTATGTGTATTTATGACATTTGATGGTCTTAAAAAATATTTTAAAGAAGAAGTGGAATGGAAATTTAACAAAAACATAAAAGAAAAATTTATAAAAATGTGTGAAGATGCATGTTATACAATTGATAAGATGGAAATTATTGATTATAATGAAGATAAAGATTAA